GTACGGTAAATCGCCGTACGGCGTTTCTCTAATTATAAAGGCATGAAGAAAGATGAAACTATAAAGAAACAGACAAATAGCGAAGACGTCAGGAAAGACCTGGCGGAAATCAAGATCACAATAGCCATCCTGCAGGAACAGGTAAAGAAGCTGGCAGCAGTCCTTAACGTTATACAGCCTGCGATGTATACCGAAGAGGAATACCGCGAGATGGCCGAATACAGACGGAGGAAAGATGACACGCAGCGAATGGCTGACTAAGAACTTTACACATGTCACGTTCGACGAATGCGTTGGTAACCTGAGGGTGCCTAAGATTAACGTCGACCTCACTTACGGACTTATATCCACAGAGAGCAAGGAGGAATTCTCCAAGCTCGTATTTCACCTTATGCCCGCAGGCACGGTAGTCGACGAGATACCTGATGAATTCTACGAAGGCAAGATTCTGCTCTTGCGCAATATGCTTACCAAGATGCTCATGGAAGAACCTAACCACAAGATGGCTGACCGTTACCTGAATATTCTGGAAAGGCGCGATCGTGCGCATTGGTCAAAGGACAAGAAAGTAACTGAAGTAAAGGCCGAATCACAAGGCATCAATCTTGAATTTCAGATTAGGGAATAATGAATACTAGCGAATGGGAAGATGGTAAACCTGAATTATCGCCATGGCAGGGTGAATATATATTCAAACGTTTCGACGATGATTTAGCTATTGCATGCTGCGGTGTAGGTAGTGGTAAGTCTGCTGGACTTGCTATATGGCTTGTAATGCAATGTTGTAAGAAACCTGGTATTCGTGGTATCATGGTAGCACAGACGCATGATGCATTACAGAAAGCATTGTTAAGAGAAATACGTGCATTCTGTGAATGGGCTCATATAGATTACATGATACAGAACAGAAAGGAAATTCATTTCCCTAACGGTTCTCATTTATTTGGCTATTCTGCAGAGAATCCAACTGCTGTGTTAGGTTTGTCAGAAATTGCATTATTGGCTATAGACGAAGCTGCATATATACCTGAAGAAATGTATAACTATTGTCGTGACCGTATGAGAGGTTCTAAATATAAGTCCATGACCAGACTGATTTCCTCGCCTAACTCGTTAGCCAAAGTAAATAATTGGTTCGGCAATCTTGTAAAGAAATATCCTTCAAAGGTAATATATGCTTCTTCTTTAGACAATAGATTCTCTTCAGACGAATATAAAGCTGAACTGAAAGAAAGATATCAGGAAGGCACTAACTTATACCGTCAGCAAGTTCTTGGTGAGATCGTTGACAGCGACGTGGCATCACAGATTATATTCAGGAACCAGTTCCCTGACAAGAAATCCGGAAAGGACGACGCACATTATTTCGGTTACGACGCTTCAGGCCTCGGTGCAGATACTGACCAGTTCGTTATAGTGGACAAGTTCGGCATGTCTTTCGTGGACTTCAGGCAGGAAGCCAATACTTTCGAGAAGGCAGAGATAGTGGTCAACCTTTACGACAGGTACAAGGTCAAGTACGGCAACGTAGACGGTACCGGCGGATATTCTCAGGGCGTATACGATCTCGCAGTCGCGAAAGGATGCGACCTCGGCAGCGTAAACTTCGCACAGAAGGCCTTCGATTCCGATAAATATCCGAATGCCCGTACCGAAATGTATATCGAGTTCGCCAAGGCTATCAAAGAAGGATTCTGGGTCGACGACAACGTAAAGGAAGAAATGCTTGCACAGGCGGTATTCATAAACAACCGCGGACAGCAGCAGCTAGTACCGAAGGAAGATGTCAAGAAGATTCTCGGTCATTCTCCTGACCGTTGCGACGCCGTAGCGCTCGCAGTGTACGCCATGAACCACAAGGGCGGACAGCAGGGAATGACGGACAGACAGATTGAAGATACGGTAGACGAGTACATGAGGTACATGATGAACAACGGGAGTATCTATGGCTCTTAGCTGCGGTAACTGCAAGGCGTACTGTTGCAGGATTGCCGGAAGAATTATGAAAGAGCTCGACCGCGGTGACGGAATTTGCCTATATTTGAATAACGACAACAAGTGCGAAATATATGACAGCCGTCCGTTCATCTGCAATACAGACAGGGTATACGAGAAGTATTTCAGAAATAGATACACGGCCGAACAGTGGAAAGAAATGAACCTAAAGTCATGCGAGGAACTACGTGAGCGATACGGAGAAGAAGAAACAGAAATTCAGGGCGTCGCCGAAATGGAAGAAGTTCAGAAAGGAACTGAAGAAGAACCAGAAAGTAGACCCGATAACGGGGTCGAAACTGACGCCGAGGGCGGTTTGTCATCATCGGGACCTTAACCCCGATAATTACGAGAAAGTTTCGGAAGAACGCCAGGTCATGTTGAATCCTATGTCGCATGACTTGATTCATTATGTCTACGGAGACGGGAACAAGTTCTTCGACTGGCGCGAACGCATACAGAGGCTAGTAGAACAGTGCGAGGAGATGGATAAGTTCAATAAGAAATATCCAGACTAATTATTGTACATAATAATTTAAGGAGTTTCTATGGAAATTAGGAGTATTATCACCGAGGCGTGTACTCGTATTAATCTAGTTCCTAGGCGCCAGGCCGTTCCGGGCGATATAGTTGAGAATGCATATAGGCTTCTGAAAGGTATTGTAGCTAAATATAATTCAGATTGTCTCTTAAGCTGGACGCAGAAATCGGTAATCGTACCGAAATCGCCGGTAATCCATATTTACGACGAGACGGACGTAATCAAGGGCGACAACAACCTCTATTTCGACACCGTTGCCGAAATGAATAGCCATATATTTGATTTAAATGAAATTGACAAATTATGGTGCATTGTCAAAGAAGTCCCTAATACGTATTACACGGTTCAAGTTGAAACTGCAAATCCTCTAACTTTCGTAACTATACCTCATGAAGTCCAGGACCCGTACCCGCAGCGTTACCAGGAAATGCTTGCATACCAGGACATGCTGCACTTCCAGGTAAGGGACGTCGCCAAGATTAACTCGATTTATGTCGTTTCCGAAACAGGCCAGCCCTACAAGGAATTCTACAATCTCGATTTCGTCAACCATACGGACTACGACCGTTTCATGAATTCTTCCAGGGTATTCACGTATACGCAGAAGTCAGAAGGCGAATGGGTCGTGGAAATCAAGCCTTACATCTATCTCAACAACAACCGCCTCAAGATTACATATAACGAGTCTATCGAGTTCGATATAGATTCTGAACTCTTCGTACCGGACAACTATATCGAATTGCTCATCGTCGCCCTGGCGCACAAGCTCGCGCTCATGTACCCTCGTCTCGACGAATCACAGATGAACCGCCTCCAGCAGGAAGTACAGGTTCTTGTCGACAACGTACGTACGCCGAAGGCTGAAGACAGGATCCTGTTGCGCAACAACTACTGGGACGACTACGGCTGCATGACACAGTACGATTTGCTTACGGGCGGCTACATGGTATAAGGAGGCTACATGGCCAGTCAAGTTAAACTTATAGAGAACATCGCCGGTACTATTTCGAAATCCAATCTCGCCAAGGTAGGCCTGGGCGAATCGGTCAACATGTTCGTGGAACATCAGCAGAATTCCGACGAGAAGTCCACGAATATACTCATGAGAACCGTCATGGGCGAAGTGAAGGCTGCCGACATTACCGGAAAGTGCAGGGGAATGTACCGTGTATCTCGCGGCTACGATAACCGTCCTGTACTGTATGCAGTATACAACCACGACCTATATCTCATCAATAAAGACAATACGTACAGCTGGATTGCTACGATTCCTTCTACCGGTACGGAATGTCACATGACGGAAACCGGCGGTTACGGTTCCGCGCATCCGCATCTGATTATAGTTGACGGTACTTCGGTATACGCGGTCAATACCGGTCTTTCTATCGGCGACCAGCAGATGGATTTCAAGTCAATCAAGCTGCCTAAGAGGGTCAATTCCGAACTGTCGATCAACCCGACGCACTGTGCGTACCTCTACGGCTACCTCATAGTCAACGACGCCGGTACGGACGCGTTCTATACGTCTTACCAGTACCCGTTCGAAATTGAAGACACTGAACCTGAATCGTTCTATACGGACCGCGAGAACTTCATCACCTGGTGGATGACACTGACAGATGAAGTCAAGACACAATATAAATCCGGTGAAATACAGGATTCCTATTATGCACAGTGGAAGGATTTCATCGACGGTACTGCCGACGACACGCCGGAAGTAAACGACATCTTCAGGGTCGATACCGTAGAGTTCGCGAAGTACGGCTTCATTATGTATTCTGAATGGTGCCCGGACAATACAATCGCACTGTGTTCAAACGGTTCCAAGCTCTATACTTTCGGCGAACGTTCATGGCAGGTCTTCTCTTACAACGACGACATGAACAACCCGTTCAGCTCGCCGGACAACGCGGCGGGCAATATCGGTATCAAGGCGCCGAATTCGCTCGCCATGCTGGGAAATACGGTATTATGGCTCGGTTCTTCTGATATAGGCGACAACGGCGTGTTCATGATTTCCGATACTTCAATCAAGCGTATATCCACACAGGACATCGAACGCGAGATTACCCAGGTTGTAAACCCGGAGAACGCATATTCGTCTATCTGGCAAGAACATATGCACGTATTCTATTCGATTACGTTCGAAGATTCTAAGAAGACGTTCGTTTATGACGTTTCGGAAGACGCATGGCATTACCGTGCCTCTTACGACGAACAGAATCATCTGACGTTCTGGCGCTACAACCATGCCACGTTCGCATATGGCAAGATCTATGTAGGAACTGACAATGCAGTTGCATATATGGATGAGAATGCCTATACGGAACATGACGGGCGAGTAATCTATAAGATGCGACGTGGCGGTGTTCTAACATCCAACGATTGTCCGTTCTATATAGATTCTGCTGAAATTGTAGTCAATAATGGCCAGCATTCGTTCAACGACCAGTACGGCAACCTCGAACTCAACCCTAGAATCTCCATACGCTATTCCTGGGACGGTTCTAACTGGTCGGACTACGAAGACTACTATCTCGGAAAGATAGGCCGTTACGACTACTCTACGACAATCTGGCACATGGGCATGGGCAAGTATTTCACTCTAGAAATCTCCTCTACCGAACCGGTACCGATTGCCATCGAGAATCTGAAAGTTTCGTATAGTCCTTGTTCTAACTTCATCTAGGAGTCATTATGAACAATATCGATATAAAGATTGTCAGATATGACGAGAGCAACAAGAACATAGAGGCCCTCAAGGGACAGTACGGACAGCTCGGCAAGAAGGACGCGACATTCACAATAATTAAGAACCTGCTCGTAGTCAATTTGCTTAACGGCGCCAGATACGACGGTGTAAAGCTGCCCGAATGCTATGACGGTTTCATCCAGTGTTCTGACGGAACTACAATCAAGGTCAGCGACAGCACTTTGACCTGTTCTTTGCCGTCCGACGTGAACGGTTTCGGTATCTTTGTAATCAAGAGGTGGAACTGACAAATCTAATTATTCTGTATATTTAAGAATTTGAGGAGGATTTATGGTACCTATAGTTGCCGCAGCAATCGGCGCAGGAGCATCCCTGGCAGGTTCCGCAATTTCAGCCTATTCGAACTACAAGTCGCAAGAAGCCCAGATGAAGGCTAAACAGCAGGCTGCAGAACAGCTTAGACAGCAAGGGCAGCTTACGGACAACGAATATGCACGCGTAATCGCCGACATCAATAATTATTACAATACACGAGGTTCGCTTGGTAGTAAGAGCGACGTAAATGAATATAAGAAGGCGATTGCCGGTTATAATCCGAACGATTATGCCGCGGTCGATCCTGGTTTCAATTGGACCGGTAGTAAGGAAGATTACCTTAACCCATACTATGGCAAGATAATCGGCGATACGGCGAATCAGATTCAGCATACCGCGGCCGGCGCCGGACTAGGACGAGGAACGGGTGCGGCATTGAACATCGCCAAGGGCGTTTCCGAGAAATCTGACGACCTATATAGAACAGCCATGTCTGATTATCAGAGTGAACGTAATTTCCAGTATCAGAAATACCAGGATGCAATCAGGAATAACCAGAACTACCTTGACGCTCTTCGTCAGGGCAACGAATACAAGATCGGTTTACAGGGCAATCTCGCACAGGATTACTACAATACGCAGGATTCCAGGATGTCCGACATGCTCAAGGCGCAGCAGGATAAGTTAAATGCCCAGCAGACATACGCCAATGCTATAAGTGGATTATATTAAGGAGTTTAAACATGGGAATTTATAATTCAAATTCTTACAATCCGCTCGGCTCTATCCAGGTAGCGCTGAACAACGTAAACGAACGTAACCGTATCAAGAACGAATACTGGAAACGAAAGGGAGAAATCTGGTCTAACTTCGCCAAGGATATGGGAAAGATCGGAGGTCGTCTGGTCGACGGCCTTTCGGCATATTCCGAAAGCAACGACCCTAACAGCGCCGAATCGAGGCTCGCCGCACTTGAAGCAGAACTCAAGGAAGCAGAGGAAGCCGAAAGAATCCAGGCTATCCAGGACAAGTATAACGAACAGGTAGCACAGAGACAGGCTATGGACGACTATTTAAATAACAGTCCGGAAGCACTGGCCAACCGTTATGCGATGGCCATGCGAGACTACAAGCCGAACTTCGCGGGTTACAATATGGACCAGTATAATACTGGCGTATATCCGGAAATGCAAGATTACTATCGTAGGGGGATTTAATAATGCCTAGAAGCGTAGCAGAAATACAGGCTGAAATCGCCAAGGTAAAGCAGGAAATCGCGGCACGCGACGCATACAGACAGCCTCAGACGCAGGTCGGTTGGGGTTCATATATCGTCGAAGGCGACCGCGGCATGCTCGACGCTTACCAGAACCGCGAAGACCAGTACAACAAGATGATGAAGCAGCAGGCTTTCCAGGCAGCAGAAGCCGCCCTTGCACGTAAGTTCCAGGAAGCTGAGAACGCAAAGAGCCGTGAGAACGCTCTTAAGATTGCAGGTCTCAGTAAGGAAGCCGGTTATAATGATAAGATTAAGGCAAAGCAGAAGGAACAAGAGAAGGAAATGCTCGCCGCCGAAATCGCACAGGCAGAATATGACGATGCGGTTAATAAGGTCGACATGGATAAACCGGAAACGATTCTTGCCGCACGTAAGGCTGCAATCAAGCTTAATTACGCAAATCGTAGCTTGCCTTATTATGTTGACGATCCTATGTCCTTTACGGTAGCTACAGAATTTAAAGAAGATGCAGAACCGGTAAAGATTAACAAGTTGGTAAATACTGCAATACAGAAGCTCGATCCTATTATCGCTTCGCCTACTAAATTATGGGATGATAAACAGAAGGCTGACTATAATGAAGCATTTGAAATAATTAAGAAATATAGACCTGGCTTGATAACTAAATATCAGATAGATATGGATGTCAAAGGTTCGACTAAAGAAGAACGTAATGCTTCTATTAATGCGGCTATCGCCAACGCAATTTCTTCAAATAATCCAAGCCTGCTTCCTAGCGGATATGCAAAGAAGAGTTTCAATGGAAAGCCTTACCTTGCAAAGAAAGACCGTAATGGCAAGTGGACTAAAGTTCAAGAATGGAAGTAAATTATGACACCAGAACAGATTGACGTAATATATAATAAGTTACAGGAAATTAATCGTAATGACCTTGCGGATTTGTTTATGTCGAATCCGGAAGGTTTCGATTATTCTGTTCTTGAAAGCGATCCAAACTTCGTTGAAAGCTATAAGAATGTTGCTGACTTTGTAGGTGATAAGTCTAAGATAAAGTCTCAGATTTATACACAGCTCGATGGTAAATTTCCGACACAGGAACGTTTCGAATATTTACAGGAACAATATCCGTGGCTCAGTAAGGCCGAGCTTAAAGATTGGTTCGACAAGACTAACGAATATAAGAAGATGTATGAAGCCGAACGTGAAGCAGAAGCTGGAAAGACCCGCCGTAAGCAAGAAATTGATAAGGAATGGTTCTTACAGAATCTGTTAGCTTCCGACTATTCTAAGCAGCGATATATCGATGACCCCAATGCATCAATATTCGGTAAAGAAGGCAGTTTCGATCCGTATTCTACACAGGGTCAGGAAGAACTTCAGGATGTAATTCTTGGCGGTACCGGCGCAGTAGCCGACCTTCTTCCTGGTGCAGGTGCTTTGATTGCTCCGTCAATCAGAACTGGCCGTGACGTATTGCATTATTTCTCTGATTCTCCGTATAAGAAATCAGTACGTGATATAGGCAGAGATGCCGCACTTGATTACGGTATAAATACCGCTGCATGGCTTCTTGCTAATGCCCGTAAAGGTGCAAAGGCTGCGACTGAACTTTCGTCAAATGATGTAAAGCGTGCAGTCAATCTCGCTAACGAGAACAGTGCAATTCATGAAGGTTTGGGAATGGTTGAAGCTACAGGCGCCAGCCGTATTCAGTCATTACCTGAAATTCTTTCTTATAGAAAGAAGGGTGTAGCGAATCCGATTAATGACATCGAACTGAAGAATCTCATTATGGATATGCCTGAATCTTCTATGAAACAGGAATTAATGCCGTTAGTAGCTGACATAAAGAAGCGTCCTATTAACCGTGCAGAAGTAAACGAAATAATTCAGAAATATCAGAAGGAAACTAATCCGGCATATCAGGCAAACCTTAGAGCAAAGCTTAAGCAGGACAAGTTCCTCCCTGACGATGCAAGATATGGTTCTCCTTATCTTGAACGTGCAATAACCACAAAGCCGGTAAGTGAACTTACTAGACCTGAACAAGCATCTTATCTATTTAATAGGTTAAGTGCACAGGTCAATAAGGGTAAACTTGGACAAATGTTGGTTCAAGAAGGCGCTACGGTAACTGGAAGAACTTCCGGAAAGCCTAATGTGATAGAAACTGCATTACAGAAGAAGGAGCGTGAAGACAGTATTGAACGTATTATCAATAACTACTCATTACTGTGGAACAAGAAATCACCTCCGCCTGAAGCCAAAGATAGTCCGTTGATTAAGGCTGCATGGGAAAGATGGAGTAAAGAATAATGAGAAACTTCGACAACTGGAACAGATACTTAGACAACAATAACAAGCCGCTCAGGGGCTGCATTCAGTTCAACGTCAAGGACGGCAACACGGTCGCCCCTATATTCGATTCCGACGGCACGGCGCTCGCCAACCCGCAGATTACGGATATTTACGGCCGTACGGAACACCAGGTATTTATCGATACCGACGTGGTCGCGTATTATTATAAGTATATAGGAACCGGGAACTTTAACTCTATTCGTTCACAGGACATCGACCTCAACGATTCCGCGTTGTGGGCGTTACAGTATACTTCCGAGAATATCAACGAAGTACTGAAGCATATCAGTTCGGATTCCGCCATATGCATCGAGAATATGACGGCCTTACGTTCTGTTGACATTACGGACGTACCGGATGTAAACGGACAGAAGGTAATCACGCTCATGGGCTATTTCACACAGGGCGACAAGGAACCGATTAACTATATCTGGAATCCTGAATCGACCGAACAGGATAACGGAGGTTCCGTAATCGCGTCCGACGATCACATTACTGGCCGATGGATTATGGTCCAGCCGACCGAACATGTCGATTCCCGTCATTTCGGCGTATTCCCTCAGAATTCAAGCAATACTGAAGACCAGACTTACGGGATTATTAAGCTGTTCGAATACTGTAACGTCAAATCGTTAAGGCCTTTCTTCAACGGCTCGCCGGACTACAGATGGTTCAAGTATACGAATATTGACGTTGTCGTAGACACGATTGACGTTTCCGACGGTACGTATTTCAACGACATCGGCAACAATACGATTCAAGGCGAATGGAACGGCGACCCGAAATTCTATAACGGCAATACCAACATAGTCGCAGAGAACGTAAAGACTTCCTGGAACGCAAAGACGTATACGGGATATAAGGATGTCGTTATCGACATAGAGACTACGCAGAAGAACTGGCAGGACGCTACAGTAGATTTGCAGATTGCGCCGGTTACCGGTTACGGCTTTACGCACTGTGAACTTTCCGAGAATTCTAACCTTACGGTCGGTAATACGTTCATTAACTGCAGGCTGACAGAACGTATGTTCAACCTCTCGAACGCCAATGTCGCAGGAAAGGTTACGAACTGCCAGATTGACCCTGACGACTTCAGGAATTCGATGTGGCTCTACAAGCAGGCACGCCTTACTTCCGACTCCGATCCGTTCTTCGATTACAGGGATTTCCAGAATGTAGGCTCGCCTTATGAAGAATATACGGATAACAAGGTCATTTCCGATACTATTTACGTGACTAACCTCAAGAACCCGCTCGCAGTAAAGTACGACCTGGTCAAGCTGACAAACCAGACTTCTGTAGTTCTCGAGAACTGTACAGGTTATTACGACATCGCTCCAGGCCTTATCGTACAGGTCAAGGGTTCAATCGTCAAGCTCGGACTTGCCGATAACGTTACGGTCATAGCCAACGACTCCACAATCGAGTTCGACGGCTCTCACCCGGCCGCATATCCGACTGTTTCCGTAAAGAACTGTACGTTGACCGGCGACGGAAACGATTATCAGTTCGCTGCGTTTAGCGGTTACGATTCTACGATAGCGATTAAGGTAAGGGCGTCCAATACGTTCCTCAAGGGAAACCAGATTAACGCCGACTACACGTTGACTTATGAATCCGGTACGCCTGTTACCGTCGGCTATAAGTCATGGAACAAGTCCACTGATATTTCCAGTGAAGTTTCAAGGTTCATTCACGGCTATATCGATTCCAATATATTCAACGGAACGCTTGTAATCGACGCACAGGACGAGAACGGCGCTTATACGACTGAGGACGTACTTGTCAACGGGCTGACAATCGTAAACAACTTCTCCAGCAACGGCAGCCCGTGGGAAATCAAGCCGGTTGCCGGCGCGTTCGAGCACGACAGCCTCCATGATTACAAGTTCATCAATAATACCGGTACGTTCGAATGCAAGACCAAGGTCGCGTCCATGTTTAAATATCAGGGATGGAATACTCCTGGCCAGATTGGTTATAGCCTCAACGGTATGCTCGGCGCATGGTCTTTCTCTGAAGCTGTTTCCGGCATTCAATACGATACCGACTTACATTATTGCTGCGAAGCCAAGTTCTTCACTATCGGCGACGTAGACGCTACAATCGAAGTCGAACTGACGCTAGAACCGGTCACAGGCAGATGGATCCCGGGTACTCATTCTACGGACTTGCAGAATTTCGGGTCTAAGGCCGTATTGACCGACAAGGATATATCGTTCAGCATGGAAGGCGACGATAACGGATTTACTGTCGCGGATATAAAGAATCCTGCGCAGTTCTGCAAGACTGACGATCCTACTCAGCCTCGTAATCTTAACCCGATACCGTGGACGCCGATCTGGCAGGTAAGGAACTTCGTAATCGGCAGGCTTATTACTCCGCATGTAACGGATAACGGTGTCGCACACGAATATCTTAACGGGTTACCGTGTTATTTGACTATCAGGCAGTTGAACAAGAACTAATTATATAGCAAATATAAGGGTTTAACATGGATAATATTATCGAACAATGCAATGCCTTCCTGGTAAAGTCTGACGACAGGTTCGCCACGACTATCCAGAGGGCAATCGCCGACATGAGACGATATTCAGGCGATTTCTGGAACAAGTCTACCGTACGCAAATACAAGAGGGGCAAACGTACAAACCTTTCTCTTAACAACTGGAACCCGATGGTGAATGCAATCAGTTCCCCGATTTCCAATTCGCCATGGCATGTAGAGCTCACGGAGAACAACATGTCGGAAATTCAGGAGGCAATCGACCAGATTGAATCCGATACCGATACCAAGTCGGCAATCGTGGACGCGTTCCGAAAGGCCGTGCTTACAGGTTACGGATTCCTCGTGGCAACTACGGTAGAGGACGAATTTACCGGCGAGCCGAAGATTATCGTCGAATCCGCTACGCATATAGACGCCGTCGCTACTGACCCCAACTGCTCTACTCCTGAATGTTCGGATGCCGAAGAGGGAGCGATTATCAACTACATCTCCGTACGCAAGGCCAAGAGACTTTACGGCGAGGACGTAGTCCCGTTCGCATATCCTGACACGGAATGCACAATCGCTTTCAGCCAGTTCGACCAGTGGGACGTACCTCCGGATTCCGTCGCGATTATTTCGTATTTCGTAAAGAACGACAACGGCTACGTAGACCTGTACAAGATTTGCGGAGACAAGGTCGTACAGCACATACCGCTGCCGATTAAGTATATCCCTATCGTACGACTCGCTGGTAACGAGATATTCGAGTCAAACCAGATTAACTACAACGGTATAATCCAACAGACACTGAATCTCGAACTAGGCGCCAATATCGCATATTCTACGTTAATCGAACGCGTAGGCCGTTCTTCCAAGGCCAACTACCTTATCAATGTCGACGCGGTCCTTCCGAAGAACCTTGCCGACGTTTCGGAAGACGATACGGTGGCGGTCCTGTGGAAAGGCGAACACCAGCCGGTTCCGCTTACCGAATCCTTCGAGACCGGCGACCTGCAGAATACGATTTCTACATGCCGTACTTTGATTGAGGACACCCTCGGTATTCCTCTTACGGGTATCGTAGACCAGAAGGAACGTACTGCTACCGAAATCCTCCGTCAGGAAATCTCCAAGGAATCCAACACGGCCAACTACTATAACAACGCGTTCAAGGCTATCCGTACTCTCGGCAAGATTATAATCGAGCTTCTCAACGGCGGACAGGACCTCAGATTCACTCTCGAGAATGGACCTTCCGTCATTACCCGACAGATGAAGCAGAGACAGGAACTTACAGCTCTCGCCACAATCATGCCGGACAACATGAAGCCGGTTATCGCCAAGTATTTCGCAGATACTCTGAAGAACGAACTCGGTGACGACCTCAGCAAGAACATCGTAGCCAACCTCCCGCCTGACGTCAACTTCATTACCGACGGCCAGGATCCTGCCGCGGTCCATATGCTCGAACAGATGAAGGCCACCATGGACATGAACATGGAAGAAATGGGACTTCTCAAGCAGGAGAACGAAGACCTCAAGAAACAGCTGTTCCAGGCTCAGATGAGCATGATGAACGGCCGTGAACAGAGGGAACAGGATTGGCAGAAGTTCGTAATCCAGGAACAGGACAAGATGATGCTCGAAGGCGCCAAGATTGACAACCAGGCCGTAAAGACCGAGAACGACGCAATCAAGGCAGATAACGACGCTGCCCTGAAACAGCAGGAACTCGCAATCAAGGCGGCAGAGGCTGAAATCGACGCACAGCAGAAAGAAACAGACCAGGTTCTCGATTCCTATAAGATGGCAATCGACGCCACCAAGGGATTCGGCGAGAATTTCGGAAAGGAGTAATATATGTTATTTGAAGTTCTAACCGGGGGCGGCCACAACAACGGAGGTTCGGGTCCCCGTGACGCAGCCTTCATGCAGACTCAGTACGAACACGACGCCATGATGGAACCTGTCTACTGGCCTGACCTTCTCGCACAGTACAGGCAGGCACTTGCGCTTCCTCCCGGCCCGGTACGTTCTGCCACCCTCGAATACCTGAAATCCGAAGCGGAGTCCAGGGAAGCCCGTGCGCCCAAATACTGGTATACGGGAAATACCGAACGTCCTAAGCACGGACAGACGTCTTCCTGGGTAGGCAATATCGATTACGATCCGCGTGCCAGGACGGCCAATATACAGATGGGCGACAAGATTTATACGTACGTAGGCGTCACGCCTGAACGTATGGGCGAACTGCTTACCTCTCCTTCTATCGGACGTATGCTGAATGAAGCCAAGGTACCTCACGAGAAGGGACAGATTATTTATCACGGAATTTAGGAGAATTTATGGAACCTTACAAACCGAACAAACCTTTCATTTCTATGAAACTCGACGGCAGCCTGCTCGATCGAATGGTCGAGACGGGTATTCCGTTCTCTCGCGCTTTGAAATATTTCCATGAGAATCCGGAAGGCAGCGCTTTGGAAACAGTCAAACTGGCAGCCGAAGATGTAGTACCGTTCTACGGCAACTACCGTAACGGCGGTGACTGGAGTGACTACGCCAAGGAAGCTGTTATGCTCGCTGCACCAATGAAAGGTAAGAGAGAATATAAAGTTGACCCTAAACGAACTGCTGAATTTAAAGAAATGATTCTTAATGAATGGAAGAAATATCCAGATCCTATGTCTGAAGAATATAAAGCTTTGGAAGGTTTAAATATGTCTGAATACGGTACTGGTCATTTACGTAATTATGATTATTATAAACGTAATTGGCCACAGTTCGAACCATATCTTGATAATGCAATTTATAGGGGTATAGATCCTTTAACTAAGCAAGTAAACCAACAAAGAGCAAAGACATTAGGAGAAGATAGATTTGGTGATTATTGGGATCTTAAGGTAGATGAACCAGAGAATATCAGAAATGCCGATTTAGATGGTAATTACATATTTGAAGATAATCCTAATTTATCTATTATGTTATCTAATCCTAAATACAGAGCTAAATTATATGATTTAGTCAAGAAAGCTAAATCCAATGATGAATTGCGTAAAGTATTGAATCTCGAAGCAAATAATCTTTATACTGAAATGTTATTGGATGATTTGGAATAAATCACTAATTATTCATTCAACAAGTGCTAGTATGGCAGAGCGGCGAATGCGCCTGATTGTAGATCAGGTCTCTTTCTGAGTTAACACCGGTGGTTCGATTCCATCTGCTAGCATTAAATACGGGCGGTCATGTACCAAGGAGGCGACCGTGCTTTGCAAGCATAGTGAGTAGAGTTCGATTCTCTAACTGTCCACGAAATCTCTAATTATTTCTGTATAATGGTAACGGTGGCTATTATGCACTTTAATTTACACCGGCGAAGGAATGACTCACCTTATGTCAATGAGTACCGAAGAAGCCCTCGGATATTTGAAGGGCAATGAAGATGCCAAGGCTGAACAGCCTAAGCAAGAGGCGAAGGAACCGGAAGTAAAGGAAGAGACCCCATCAGTCAAGCCAGAACAGAAGGAAACCAAATCGGAAGAAACAGACGTCAGTTCTCCTGAGGATGCCAAGAAAGATGACGGCGAACAGCCCAAGGACGAAACTAAGGGAAGTGATGAGCCCAAGGACGATCCGAAGGAAGTTACGAAAGACAAGGAACTGTCCAAGCAGGACTACGCCTTCATGAAGCAGAAAGACAAGAACAAGAAGCTTCAGGCCAAGTACGACAAGCTAGAGGACAAGTTCAACGAAACAAACAAGCAGAAAGACGCCCGTATCAAGGAACTGGAAGACCGGTTGAATAAATACGAGTCGCTCAAGTCAGAAGATTTCAAGAAGCAGGACGGCACGGTAGACTACGACGCCTATACCGACTGGAAGATTCAGCAAAGGGATATGCAGAATGAAGTAAGTAATCTGAAGAAATCCCAACAGGCTGACAGAATCCAGCACGCAATAGACTACGACCGTTACGTTACCGAACGCTGTTTCAGCGGACAGGAACTTGAAGACTACGATAACCTGATCGCTACCAAAGGTGGAATATTCGCGAATGAAGTCCATAAGGTCGACCCGAATAACGTGGTATTCAACTACCTGGAAACGCTGAACGACTACCCGATCGTCCTGAGGGAACTCATAGTTAACCCGAACCGATGGCTAGGCCAGATGTTCAGAAGCCGTGACCCGGACATCATGAAGTTCAACACTGCGCGAGTGGCTGACCAGATTCTCAGCGAGTACTACCAGCCCAAGACACAGCCTCAGACTGCAGCAAAGCCTGCTATTCCCGTCATCGGAAAGCAGATAACGAACGCCGGCGCAACGGCAACCGAACAGGCAAGCCTTACGTCGAGCATGAAGTCGATTAACGACTATCTAGCCAAACATCAAAGACATTAAATTATAAGGAGATATTATCATGGCTAATCTTAATGGTGAAGGTTTCAACACTAACAAGCGCACCGAATTGGTGCTTATCCGTTCCGCAGAAGCAGCCCCATATCTTACTGTCGGTACCAAGTCCTATCTCGGGGATCAGCTCGAAGGCAAGCGCAACGGCCGCGAATATGAATTCGTTATCCGTGACGCCGGTCAGTATGTAACCGGTATCGATATTACCGGTCATGTTTCCACTCTCAAGGAACGTCCGGTCAAGTTCAAGGTTCAGGAAGGTAACATCGCAATCGAAACCGATTACCTTACCAAGACTCTCGACGTCAACTGGGACAAGGAAGTCGCAGAACCGCAGGGCGAGAAGCTCGCCAAGGGCCTCGTCGCAGATGTCATCGCTTCCGACCTCGGCAAGCAGAACACCGCATTCGTCGGCCAGGGCTGGCTCCCGTTGTTCAAGGCTTCCAACTTCCTCGAATCCATCTCGTCTGAATCCCAGTACGCATTCTTCGACCCGATGATTCACTCCATCGCCCGCGCATCCGGTAAGGCTTACGAACCGGCCGGCGCAGTCGAACCGATTTATCGTAAGGGCCTCAAGGGTACTATCGGTGAAGCTGAAGTCCGTTCTCAGCAAGGCTTCAAGGTTGTCGAAATTTCTGAAGACCTCGCAAACGAACTCTCCAGCGCAACAGTCGCATCCTACGCTACTGGCGCAGATTACGATACTTTGACGCTCAACAACGTCACTGAAGACATTCCGGCAGGTACTCCGCTCTTCGTCGCAGGCGTCAAGGCTTGTGACCTCGTCGGCGAACCGACCTCCAGCTTTAAGGCATTCATCGCAATCGAAGATGCAACAGCCGGCGCAGTCAAGGTCCGTAAGGTCGACTTCAGCGGCAGCGGCACCAAGGAAGCTTCCGCTGTCCCGGCTGCAAACGCCAAGCTCGTCAACCCGATTAAGGAAGGTACGTACTTCACCGGTATCATCCGTCTTAACGGCGCCATGGAAATGGACACTGTGAAGAAACAGGACTGGTCCAATGCCGACGAAACGGTTTCTACACCGAACGGCATCACCATGCATACCGCACGTGCAGTCGACGTCCTCAAGGGAACAAACGTTACCCGTTACAACATCTCCGGCGTGTTCGGCATTACCGACCCGCGCGCAGTCGCATATGTCTGCGTCAAGGATGCAACTTCTAACGTTGTCTCTCTCTAATCAAGAATAGACAATATAAATTAAAGGCCTGAGGAAGTTCCTCAGGTCTTTCTTTATTTATTCGAACAGTTTAAGGTATCGTTCTCGTAAACACCACCGTTCCTGTAGTTTCTGGTACTGGTAGTTCAACAACATCTCGTAGTTGTTGTTGGCCCTGTCGACGATATACTTGAACGTCTGTTTCGTAACGTTCTTAGGAATCTTCTGGTAAGGGTGCGCGATACTGTAGGATGAAATATCGGAACACAGGCATACCCTGCCTACGGCCGCCGATTCGATATACTTAAGGTCAGACTTGCAGTTTCCGAAATAGTTGTCCTCGATGAACGTAAGGATAAATTTACATTGCAGGGCGTTCCTTGCGAACTGTATCGGGTAGTCCTCGATTGCGACCCACGGTGTAACCGTATTCGTATTGATAAACCACGGCTTTACGCCCATGATTCGTACAGGCTTGCCCTTAAGGTATTCAACCGCGCCTTTCGGGAAATCGCCGTATGACTTGTCGTCGTAATGGGTCGCCGAGCCGGCATAGAAGAAACTGATTCCTTCCGGCGCCTTGTAACGGTCGAATCGCCATAAATTATAGTCGAGGCAGTTCGGGATTACCTCGATCTTCTCCTTAGGTACGAACTGCGACAGGTTCTCCTTAAGGAATTCATTGGTACACGTGACCTTGTCGGCCAGCCTGTCTAAATACGCCTTCATCCCCTTGAAATTCTCTTCATGACTGATATGGCACCTGTTGTATGACGGAAGCTCGTGCCATACGTCGTCGTCGTAATCGATTATATACTTCAGCCCGTATTTCTCCTTGAACTGCAGGAGCTTTAACATGGTGTCAGGCGAGCATATCCGCTGTGTATAGATATAGTGCTGCCCGTAATAATGGAACTTGCCGGCCGGCGAAAGCGTAGCCTGGCATGTAGAATACAGCTTGTTGAACGGGTTACGAATCCTGTAGTAGCCGCATGCGAAGTTGTCGCCAGGTACGAAATTTAATTTAAGGTCTTTCATTTCCATATCAGTGTCTCCTTGTCTTATGGTCGTTGAATTCTTCGAGGTAGTCCCAGAGTTCTTCCTTGCAGTGCTCCATGATGGCTTCCTGCCTCTTTGCCTCCTCAATCTTGTCGGTGTAGTAATGGCACGCCGCCGTATATCCGATTCTGTAGGCGTACGAGTAAATCTTGCCCTTTACGGGGTTGAACGTGGTGATTCCCGATAGCATTTCCATGTACTGCTGTTCGATCATCTCCTCGCGTTCCCATACCGGCTTGTTCTTGAACTTCGGCCCTTCCTGTACGATGATACACACCGTAATTATATATATGCCGTACCTGTCGTTCTCCGCGTCGGTCAGCGGATCGCCTTTCTTCAGCTTCATCACCAGTCCCTGGAAGTCGTCAAGGTCCAAATCGTAATACTTGACGTATTCAGGATCCGTATACGATATATGTATCAGGCGTTTCCTGTCTACACGTTTAAATCTTGGTATTTGCATGTTTATACTCCGTTAATATTATGTTAATAAATATAGCAACATTCTGTTCACATATTATATATAATCTGAAATTATCTGAAATTTCAAACTGAATCTATTTATTCTCTATAACATAAGACCATTCGACCTAATTAGGTCTGCTTTAATAGGAGTTATTAGTATGGTAAATGAAATTCAGGAAGGCAAGTGGGAGTATCTTCTCGACCCTTGCTTCGAACTTTCCAATTCGGCAGGCAAGCCTCTAACCAACGGCTGGATCGAGGTATATATCGCAGGTTCTCGCGACAAGTATTACTGCGCCTCCGATTTCTCAGGCACGCTTCACCCGTTCCAGATTCCGCTCGACTCTCTCGGTTCCAACATAGTGCTGGCGAGCCCGGACAATTCTTACGACGTATACGTGTACAACCAGTACGGCACCCTCATTATGAGCCGCTACAACGTGAAGTGCCAGACAGGTTCAGGTTCCTCTACGTACGTGGGCGACAGGCTCTATTACGGCCAGTTCAAGGCTACGGACGTCTCTACGCAGGCTGGCCTTACCCGTGTAACCGGCAATATCGACGTCGACAACGGCAGGCTCGAGCTCAAGCAGGGCATGTCTTACCATGTCACGCTCAGGGGCGAATACAAGGTCAACGACGTCTCCAACGTCGACACGGTCCTTTCGTATATCGAATATTCCGCCGTCAAGCCGATTAACGTCAACGTAGACTACACCAAGGCCGACAGCCAGTATTTCGAGATTTCTTACGACATCTACAGGCTCGCCGAAGACATGGACTACCCGGTTTCTTTCCTCCAGTCCAACGGCCTCGTAAAGAACCTTACGGTAGAAGTTCACAGCCTCAGCAACCTCGCCACATCTGCATCCGGCGGAGGTTCCGAATATGAACCTGGCTGGGGTATCGTTATCCAGAACAACGTCATTTCCGTAGATCCGAGCATCCTCGAAGATTACGCGACACATGAAGAAGTGATTGCCGCTGTTTCCGGCATTACCGGCGTAGGCCCCGGCGAAGTATATACCGCGGGCGACTACATCTCTATCGAAGACAACACTATCAGCGTTACGGGAATCAACCCGGACAATTACGTTACTTATGAATTCCTTGACAGTGCAATCGCATCCGCAGTCAGCGGCCTTGACGACGGCACAATCGTAATTTCTGTCGGTGTTCTCGAAGCAGCTTCTGATAATACGGAAGTATGGGATGAAATTGCCAGAATTGTAGATACCAACAAGTACGGCGTATTCGTCCGTCATCCCAATTACGAGAATGCAATAGGCCTTCTTTGGAGAGGTACAAGGCCGGAAACACACGATACGTTGTATCATACGTTATTCCTAGATTATTACGGTAACGGTACTGCGACTATCAGGGGCGAATGGATTCGAGGTGTTACATATAGTGAAACTCGTTCCGATGTTAAATATCTTTCTAGCGTAAATCACGACGGTACATTGTCCGGCTCAGGCACATTGGAAGATCAGCTTAAGGTCAACCACCAATTCGTTCCGTATTTCGAAGACTTAACTAACGCCGTAACGGCTGTTTCGAGCGTTCTCCAGACCGAAATCAACGAAGTTTCCGATTCTATAATCCATTACCAGGCCGGCGAAGGAATCGACATCACGGGCGACACGATCTCGCTCGACGAACCCCTCTATATCGAGGCGGGTTCCGGCATCAACTTCACTTCCGATAACGACAAGGTCGTAATCAACGCCGATCCTGTCGACCTGTCAGACTACGTAACGCACGAAGACCTTATCGAGGCGGTCTCGGCTGTTACCGGCCTCGGAGAATACGGCCAGTTCTACTGCGCCGCATGTACGGGCATCGCGGAACTCGGCAAGGTAAAGGGTACTCTCTCGGTTACGAACGACGGCAAGGTCTCGCTCAAGAACGGATGCTCTTACCATGTCACGGTACGGGGCGGGGTCGAAGCAGACCCGGCTGAGAATACTTACGGCGCGTTCGGCCTGACAGAGTTCATTACCGGCAACGTCATCAATTCCAATATCGACCGTACTGTCGAAGATACACAGTATTTCGAAATCTCGTACGATATTTATAACATTTCTGCAGATACAGATTATGAGTTCGCTTTCTCCAACGTAGGTGGCGAGGTCAAGGCGCTCTATGTTGAAATTCACGAAATCGGACATGTAGGTTCCGGTTCAGGCGGCGCGGTTACTGGTACGGCTGAATACGACGCAGGCTGGGGTATCAATATCGTCAACAACGTCATTTCCGTAGACCCGACAGTAATTCCTGAACAGGTACAGTCCGACTGGGCCGAAACTGCTTCTGCCATGCCGAGCTTCATCAGGAACAAGCCGGTCGAATACGACCTTATCGCGGGACAGAACATCAACATCTCTGTCAGCGGCACTAACGTAGTCATTTCCTCTACGGGCGGTTCCGGCGGAGCTACATATACGGAAGGCTTCGGTATCGACATTTCTAATAACGAAATCGCAATCGACCCGAACGTAGTCGCACTTGCTTCCGCCGTAAATCCGGATAATATCCTTACTTACGGAGTATCTACATGGAACGACTTCCGTACAATGCTCGACAGCGGTACGAACGCGGTATTCGTCAAGGACTTAATCGGTCATGGAGCCGAAGTCCCTTACGACGTCGGAACACTCTCTTATTATGACGTGTCTCAGGCCAAGTTCATCAGGATTATCGACGGTATGACCGGTACAGCCAACGGCCGTGCACGCATGTATACCCTTACGAGCGCGGGCGCCTGGAGCAGGTCTTACGTCAAGCTCGCACCGAAAGTTGCAGGCGGTTTCGGTCTCATCGAAAGCTACTACACCGCTGACGACATAGAAACGCTGTCTGTCAACCCTAACGTGGTCGCCCTCGCCTCGGCTGTCCCGGTTATCGAGCTCAACTCTGATTCCCAGGTCACCGCTATCGACGGACACGAACTGGCTGGCGGAGGTTCCGGCGATACCGATATATTTGTCGCCGACGTTTACGGTACACGCACAGCATATGGTTATTCGTTCAACACTTCGTTGTCTACCTCTTACAATGACGTGAAGGACGCATACGACCAGGGTAAGACATTGTTTGCCAAATTCATAGTTGTTAATGGCAGTACGTATGAAACAAAGGCCGTTATAGGCCTCAGCGAAGTAAGCAACAACGGTACATACTTCACATTCGTCGGTAATAATGGAACGACAAATGAATTAATGATAGATTATGACTCTTCATATAGTATGATCAATGTGTACTCTGCACAGGCAGACTGGAATGCCGCATTTAACGGCATGCCTGGGTATATCAATAACAAGCCTTCGATTCCGGAAATCGAATTGAATTCCGATAGCCAGGTAACGGCTATTGACGGCCACACCCTTGCAGGCGGAGGTTCCGGAGCTTCCTATACGGCAGGTACGGGTATCGACATTACGAACGACGTCATTTCCGTCGACAATACCGTAGCGATGAAGACCGACATCCCGACATATACCGCGGCTTCCGGTGTGAAGCTTGCCAATAACGTCATTTCCCTCGACGAACCGGTAGAACTCGTAGCCGGCGAGAACGTAAGCATATCTGTGTCTGGCGTTTCCGCGGTCATTTCCGCACAGGGCGGCGGTTCTACGTATACTGCAGGCGATTATATTTCCATACAGAACGATGTAATCGCGGTTACCGGTATCGATCCTAGTCTCTATGCTGCACAGTCTGACCTCGAGGCGGTCAGCGGCATGATTACGCCGGAATTGCCGGTCGTAGCGGGAGAAGGCATCGGAATCACCGAAACTGAAACGGAAATAACTATCGCGGTCACAGGAAATTACGTGTCCGAAAGCGACCTCCAGACGGCAATCCAGACTGTAGAGGCGGAAATACCTGTAGTCACGGGCTTCGCCACCAAGACTGAACTCACTGCCGACATTAAGGCCGCTACAGGTCTGATTCCGACAAGCATCAACCCGCTGGTCACGGCCAACATCACCGACATACAGGTCGTAAACAGCCTGCCCGGCTCGCCGGTATCGACAGTTCTCTATTTAATACCAGAGGCTTAAGCAAATGGCTATTAAGTTAGGAAATACGAACATAGGTTCATTATACGTGGGTTCTACCAAGATAGGTTCTGCTTATCTTGGCAGTTCCCTTATTTACTCTTCAGCTCCGGCATTTGACGGTTACGTCGTCAAGGTAATGTGGCATGACGGTCACTCTTCTCAGGTTTCCGCCCAGGGCTTCAAGATTAACGGAACTACCGTTTCATCGTCTATCGTAAAGAAAGGCTATCTCTATACTCAGGACGGAGGTCTACAGACTTTGACGGCGAGCGATATCGAATCGGCATGCGGCGAACACGACCAGTTCATTATGTGGGGTAAAGGCTGTGAATTCTGGTTCGAGACTAACGTAGCGCTGACTGCGTTCATGTGGCACTGCTTTGAATATTTCCAGCCGGAAGGGACTTGGAACGTGACTATCAACCGGTATACCGGCGATACTATCGAAAGTACGCCGATTTACAGCGATACGGCAAGCCCGTCTGCAAATGCCTGGTTAACGTTCACGATTTAGAGGTTCTATGCTAAAGTTTAATAACATGGTCATGAAATCGGTGGAATATCAGAAGTTGTATTACAAGAATATATTTAAGGAAATTTAACATGGCAAACGTAATATTTAGAAGCTTAAAGATCAACGGAAGGCCCGCGATGGTCGGCCACAGCGCCCTCGGCGTATACAGGCTCACGCCGAACACGTTCAGGCTGCTTTACAGGGACGGCGTCACCCCGACGTTCACCAATGGAACCGCGGTCCATATTTCAGAAAGTCCGAATATTTGGGATTTGACTTGTACTAGTACTTATGCCGCACTACAAGGACATACTGACTTGCTCGAGGTCATGGACGCCGGCAACATGCGCGGCCAGTCGAACTTCTCTATGACATTCAAGGGCTGTACGTCGTTAAGATATGTCTGCCCGTTCAACGCGACAATTACGAAAGCGTCGAATATGTTCCAGAACTGTTCATCTTTGACTTCAATACCGTATTTAAATCTAGGTTCAATCGGGAACGGGTATAGCGACTACATGTTTGACGGCTGTTCTTCTCTTACGTCCGTGCCGTTACTTAATACTTCTACGTTTACTACCGCTAATTACGTATTCAGAAACTGTTCATCGTTGACAGAAGTACCGTCGTTCAATCTTAGCAATGTACGTACCGCAACTTCAATGTTCGAAGGATGTACTTTATTGTCGAACGTTCCGGCGTTAAACTTAAGATATGCAAGTAATGGGCTGGGCAGCATGTTTAAGGGTTGTTCTTCGCTCACTACGATTCCGTCGCTTACGTTACCGTCCAGCCTTAGGGTATGTTCCAGCATGTTCGAAGGCTGCGTTAATGTTGAATCCGGCATAACCAGCATGTACAGTACGCTTTACACGGCTCTATATAACGCCAGAAGCACCTATTACGGCAGCTGTTTCAAGGACTGCGGTTCGAATACGACTACCGGTGCTGCAGAGCTCGCCCAAATTCCAAGCAGCTGGAAATAAGGAGACTATATGTTGAAATTCAATAACATAGTATTGAAATATGACAGCAAGTGGCTGTTCCCGATAGAATCTAGTGACTTGAACCCATTAAATCTGCCGCCGTACACGATAAGAGTAGAATTGCTTCCTGGTGAAGTTGAACCAGATATTAATATCGATTTCAGGAACGACAAGCTTACAATGACACAGTTAAGTGCGTCGCCGAATATCTGGGACATCACTTATACGGATTCCGTGTGGGACCAGATGTTTGACGTCGGCGTTCACGATGAGATCTCTGGCAGTAACGTAAAGGGTATAATAGGCGGCAACCTTACTGGCGTTACGTCAATTGAAGCCTGGTTCTCTGCGAATGATAGACTTGAATATATCAACATAATCGATACACCTGATGTTATCGATATGGCCGCATCATTCAGGCACTGTACTAATCTTGTAAATATACCAAGTTATTTCAACTTAGCCAGTGTAGAAGACATGACTTATGCATTTGCTCAATGCTTTAGCCTGGTACATTTACCTGAATTTGTAAATTCAAGTAATCTCAGGATATTGCATAATACATTTGCTGAATGTATTTCATTGATCGATATACCGTTATTCGATACTTCTAACGTAACGGATTTCTATCAAACGTTCTTCTACTGTAGAAGTCTTAAGGAGGTCCCGCTTCTCGACGTATCGAGTGCTACGGACTGTACCGGAATGTTCGCTACTACCGTAAACGTAGAATCCGGTTCACTGGCACTATATAACAGGCTGCAGGCATTAGGTGGTCAGATTACAGACCATGGAGATTGTTTCGAGGACTGCGGTTCAGATACGGTAACAGGAGCTGCAGAGCTCGCCCAGATTCCGAGTAATTGGAAATAACAAATTTAACAAAGGAAATGAACTATGTCCAAGCAGAATAAAGTCGCTGTAAATTTACAGCAAGATTTCACCACATCCGAGCAGGCCCAGGCCCGACACAACATCGGCGCAGGCGGCGCGGCCGACTATACGGACCTCTCGTTAAATACTTTCGAGGTCGACAACATCCACTTCGTCAAGAAGAGCGCTACGACCTTCCAGATAAAGGGCGACAGTACGGACTTCGGGTCCACAGTGCCGCTTCCGTCTATCGCGGGCGACGAAGGAAAGGTTCCGGTCGCCTATTACCGCGACGGCAGGGGCTACTTCATCCTCGAGAAGTACAAGGATTCCAGGTTCCCGGATTCGACGTCCAGCAACGCGGGGCAGACTTTGGTCGTGAACGCCCAGGGCCAGGCGGAATGGGTAGAGAACACTGCAATCAAATGGGTTACGAGTTCCAACACGTACGCACAGGTCAATGACTGGTATACCAAGGGGTATACCATACTCCGCAATGACGCCGGCATAATCAACATGGCGTATAACAAGTCCGACAACATCATCTATTTCGCGCAGCTGAACGACAGCACGGTTACGAGATACCACGTCACCATATCCGAGGACAGCGGCTGGTACGTTGCCGTTTCCCATAGTCACTACCTCCTGAAGGGCGGCGCATGCGCGGTTACAAACAACGAGGCACACGACGTCATCCTCTCGCTCAACAGTTTCGAATATACGGCATATAGCGGAGACGAGCTCGTAATCGACTACATGTCGTACCATGCCGGCTCCTTCTTCGCTACACTCAAGTATACCGGCGAGCTCTTCATTACCGGTACACGCCATAACTGGTCGCTTGGCGGTTCGCAGGCGCCGGTCGATAGTCTTGTCAATATCAACGAGACCGTCGTACTTACCAGGGACACACGTACGAACCTCGGCGACGCGTTCGATCTCTCGGCACAGGAACTGTCCAGGACAGACTACCGTATCGACTGGGACTTGATTATCAGGTTCCGCCAGGGCCCGATGGACGGCGGCCAGTACATGAACTGGAACCAGCCGGTCCACGTAAAGATTTCCCGTACGAGCGGAAGCTCTCCTATCATAATCGCGGGGGCATAACATGGAAACTCTGGTAAACGCGATAGTACCGACAATCCCTGGCGCGGCATGGTCCGTAATCGTGCTCGTCCTCGGGGGGCTTTACATATACCGTAAGATTGAAAGCAACCGTAAGGTTACAAAGGTTGAGCGGGACAGGGATTCACAGGACCTGCACGACAAGATTATGAGGCACGACTGGGAAATCAACCAGATTAAGTCAGACAACAACCACCGCGACGTACTTCTCGACGACTTGCGCAAGCAGGTAGAGGCTGTCAACCAGAACCTGGCGATAGTCGCTACCAAGCTGGACAGCCTCGTCGAGGCGGTAAAGGGCAAGAAATAAGGAGGAAACATGGCGAGCAAACCGAATCTCATAGAGATACTGAGAATTTCGCCGACATGCGGCTACCACAAGGTCAACGGCCTGTACGTGCTGGACGAGGACGTGTGGATAGATTTCAAGCTTGCTGACGTAAAGTTCAGGGTAAAGGTCGACAAGGGAGCTATGACGGACGGGCTTTCGGTTCCGAAGATCTTCAGGTGGTATCTGAAGGACTGGGACGACAATAACCCGCTTTACAATATCGCCGGGATCGTACATGACGGATGTTACGGTTCCGAGGTACTGTGCAAGGAAATGGCTGACCAGCTGTTCTATAACGCGCTCGTATTCGCGCAGATACCGCGCCGTAAGGCCTCCGTTGCGCTCTGGGCGGTAGAACACCTTGCCGGGCTTCATTACGGCTCTAAACACGACGATTTCGGCATATCCGAATACGTATCTCTTAATGCAATACAGTAAATTTGCAGCATACATGTCTTAAATTATAACGTATATTATAACTGTAACGAATTACGGAGGTTATGCGGCTTGTCATATTGTCCCATCCTTCCTTCGTGACTTTAGTTACTCGTAATAGTTAATTCTCCAAGTAATAATCCGGCGGTCTGACACTGCCGGATTTCTTATACTGGCTGAATATTTATTGTTTAAATACTGCGATTGAAGGAGTACTGTGTTATATAGATACTGCAAATTAATTGTTTACATTAGAACTGTGTCAAAGTTTACTATCTTTATACAACGTATATTCTAAGTACGTGTAAGAAAGTTCACGTAATTAGAATACATGTAATAATATATATAATATATAATATAAAGGAAATTCTATGAAGCTATACTATACATACGGTAGACCACAGTTACTATTGAAGAACAAAGTCACACGTTACTACAATGAAACCAATTTCGTCAAGGGCGTTACACTTGAAGAATACCTCAAATCACAGTCATTGAAACTTAAAGGCTGGTTCATTCCGAATCTTTGGCTAGGCAACGGGCCGATTCAAATTACAGACAGTACATGGTGTGCATACGACCGCCTGGTAAAGACTTACATAGCAGGAGCGTTCATCGACTGGTACGTTGTCAACAACGCCTGTTCTTTGCACATAAGCAAGCCCCTGGCCGAGTTTATCAAGCACGACATAGACTTACTAGTATTCAATCGAGAAAGCTTTATAACGGGCGCCTATGCTCAATACATGGAGTTCTGGAATAAGCATTACGAATATATAATCGACAAGATGTACATTGAAATCGTCGACAACTGGAACGGAAAGGTGCCGTCGGCATATATACAGGGGCTGTTCACGAATTCCTATACTTACAAGAAACGTAAGAGGAAATCCAAATGGTCATGGCTGAAGGACTATAAGCCGGAAGAGATAGCCAGAAGAATACTCGACGAAGGCAAGCTCGAGATAGAGTCCGCCATGGTATCTGCCATGAAGCATCTTCATTTGAGCGTAAAGGCAGTCCAGACCGCGTTAAACGACCTGATAGGCAGAATGTCCGCATACGAGATAGAAGTGTCCAGGAAGCGTGCAGGAATCAAATTATGGGCTTCTAGACTGCAGTTCAGGCAGCTGTGCGATATAAAGCTGTATTTCGACATGGCAGATACGTCGTTCATCATAACGCTTACCCATGCATACGGACTCGAGGATAGCCTTCTCTACAAGGGATGTACGGAATTTATAAAGACAACTGTAGCTGAACAGTTCAAGGAATTTGTATAACAGGAGTAACAAATGAACATATATTCTGAATACGCCGTAAATCACGTTACGGTTTACGTAAAGACCATGAAGGACTTGGAGAAGAAATGGAAATCAAACCAGAAGAGGGTAGTCGAAACCTGCATAGACACTACTGGTTTCATGGAATCATATATAGTTGTAAGGCAGTACAGGGTACACCGCCAGAAGAAACAGAAGGAAACGTTTATAGAGGAAGTCAAGTTCGTCTACATGCCTTTCAGGAAATAATGGGGCCGGCCCCCTCTTTATTAAATAATAATATATATTTACCTTTGTAAAGCGAAATTTACGTTTGAACGATTATATATAATATATAACAAAGGTAACAATATGTACAATAAACTTTATATACTACACCGTAAGGATAATAATAGCGACATTTACTGGACACAGATAGGTAATGACGAACAGTATTCGGTCGAGTACAGGAAGAAGATGCAGATTAAATATACAGGTTCTGAATTCGATACTGTCAAAGATTTCAAATTTAAAGACGATAAATATACTAAGATAGCCCAGCTTACTGTAAATAACGTATTCAAGGAATGGACTAACAGGCATAACTACAAGAATATGCAGATTGAAATAAATATTGCCCCAGTAGAAATGAAATCGATAGTTACAGATATAGTATCTAATATGGAAGACGATTCACACCTTATGGACATAATGAACAAACTGAACGACAGGTTCAAGGTAAACCTCGGAAATTCTGTATTGAACAAGCTGTTTAATAGCGACAGAGAAGGCTGGATATATCTTATAGAATGCGCCAACGACAAGTACAAGATAGGCATGACAGTCGACTTGGACAGGCGTTTCAATGACCTGAAGGAAGACGAACGTTATAGAGCCATACGTATTCTCGATTCGTTCCATAGCGATGACGCCCGCCATGACGAAGCCATGCTGCATAAACTGTGCGACATGTACAGACAGAACAGTAACGGTACGATTAACTGGCTACAGGACGCCTGCAATTCCGAAATGTTCAATAAATGTGAAGAAGTTCTGAATATATGGAATGAATACAAGTCGGAATCTGTAAACGGGAATCCCGCGCGTATATATATGTCTTAATTACTATGTAACTATGTAACCGGTATATAAATCTTACAATTTAATCAAATTTAAAGTAAATTCGGTTACATCGACCTTGTAATAAAGATGTAACTCGACGTAACCAATTATTTAACAGAGGATAATATGAACGAAACACTTAAAGAAATCAGAGACATACTGAAACAGATTGAACGTAACACGCGCCCGTTCGCGCACAGGGCAGCCCTGGAGGCCAAGAACTTCGACGTGTGGCTTTCACAGTATGACGACGATAAATCGCCACAGGACGCGAATATGGACGATCCGGAGCCGTACGTGCCGACACAGGCCTGCAGCCAGGAAGAAATGGAACGAGCGCTCAAGGCGCACCGCGAATGGGAAGAGAGGCAGAAATACCGGAATAATTTCACTGTCAATGATTATTATGTGAAATAAATCTATATTTAAGAATAGAAACACACTCTACAAACGCATAAACGGGCATGCATGAACAACCGATTGTATTGCCCGTTTATTATTTAAATTATGACTAAAGTAGAATATATTAAACGATATGGAATTAAACGATATGAAAGATATATGGAACAACATAAATTATATTGTCGAGAATACAGTAAGAAACCAGAAGTTAAGAAATATCAGAATGAATATTCTAAAGAGTATAAGAAAGAACGGTTAGCTAATGACCCGGAATATAGAGAACATCATCAAGAATATAAGAGAGAATATCAGTCAAATGATTTGAACTCTAATGGTGAGACTAAGCATAGCATTAGACAACAAAGTCGTAGAATACTCTTTAAACTACGTCATCACACCAAACTTAATGACTACGAAATACATCATGCATTTGGTTATGGGGATCCATCGAAATTCATTTATATTCCGAAATCTTTACATGTTAAGATTCATCAATATTTAAGAGATAATAACATTGACGCAGATACTGATCATTATAAATACATAAGTACGATGATTAACGATTGCGATGAATATACGTATATATCAGTGTAAGGAGCTATATGAAAGAAGAAATTGGAAACGTCATAGTAAACTGGGCGAACATTCTGTATACCAGGTTACAGAATGCGGCAAGCCGGCAGTTCAATATGGGCTTTAGCGAGAACGTTACGACTTTGTATTATAATTCAGCGGATATGCAGCGAACATTCTCGTTCGACGTAAGGGAAGTTTCAGGCGCCGATATGCTTAACGGCGATTACATAAACCGTATATGTATTGAAGTACCGAGGGACATCATTAAGGAAGGCGG